CGCAGCCGCGTCAATTTCGCCTTGACCTTTATAACCTAAAAGAACTGTGTCGTCTGTAGCGTATGTGTTTACATAGATACGCATTGAGCCGTTCAAAGTACCTACAAACTTAGTGTTTGTTGGTGCTTCAAAAGTACCTTCAGTAGTTCTAGCAAATGCTGATGTAGTTGCAGATTGTAGAACTGTTAGTGCCGCTGGAGAAACAACTGCCCAGTTTGCCGCGCCTCTACGAGTACGTTGCGCAACTAGGTTTGCTTGTTGGTTGATTAGTGTTGCTAGTACGGCATGCTTGTCACCTACGAATGTTGGTGTACCAGTGAATGAACCTGACATGTCGAATGAAGCGCCTTGAGTCGCTAGATTTTCTAGTGAGCCTAGTACTTCTTGGTCGATTTCAGCAGTGATTTCCATTGCTAGAGCCGCCATGATTTCCGCTTCGATATCTAGGCCGTGCATTGAATTAGCATCTTGTGCCGCTTCGAATGTCCAACGTGCTGATAACTTACGAGTTTTCGCTTCAACTGTTTGCTTAAGAACTTGAATAGACATTCTGTTGCCTGCTTCACCTTCTAATGATGCTGTTGAATCCGCTGTACCGCCGGCTGCACCTGAGTATGCTTTCGCAATATCAAATGGGCTTAGTGCTTCTGCACCTGCTGTTGCGCCGTTGGCTGAGTCTGCATAACGCACACGTAGTGTGTGAATTTGACCTACTGGGCCAGTCATTGGTTGAACACCGATGATTTCGTTAGCAATAACAGTAGGCATAACACGTCTAATTACTGGAAGAATCACTTTGTTTAATGTAGCGATATTACCAGCCTGTGATGCACCTGCTGTCGCACTTTCGTTAAGTGCTACTTTTGTGTTTTCTAAAACTGATGACATTACGTCACGCTTGTTACCTTCTAGACCTTCTAAAAGTGTTTCACGTGTTGTGTCCCAGTTATTTCCTTCAAAAAGATTTTCCATCTTTTTATCTCCTGTATCTGGTTAATTAATTCAATCCGGCTAATTTCTTTAACTGGATTATATTGGCATCGCCACTCTGACTCTCGGACGTTGAAGTTGCTTCAACTTCGCGGTTACCAGTGTGTTCAGTCACTTTGCCTTCTGTTAACGTTTGTGTTTCTTCTTTCGTTGAAACGGTTTCATTTAAAACTGCTGGTAGATATTTTTTAAATGCAGTTTTAAGGTTTGAAGTTTTTACTGATTCCAGCAAGTCCACCATTACATCACGCTTTTCTTTGCCTAGTGGTGCTAAAAGACCTTCTAGTACGTCCTTACGGTTCATACGGTCTTGTAGTACACGCTCTGCCTTTTGAGCATTAGTAATAGTTTCTTCCTTCTCTGTAATCACTGCTTCTAGTTCTGCAACTTTCTGAGCAGACTCGTCTAACTTTTTGTTCATTTTCGCTACTTCAGTGCCTTCATTTATTTGTGAAGACATGAATTCGCCTGCAAATGTTTCAAAAATCTTACGACCAAATTCGTTTTCTTTAGCCGCTTGAATGTCCTCTTTAAGAACAGCCAGTTCTGAACGTAGTGCTTTATCAATTGTTGATTCAACTAATTCAGCAGAACGTTTGATAAAGGCTTCTTTAGTTTTCTTAAGAAGTTCTTTACCTTCTGCTACCATACGTACTTTAGTTTCTACTAAATCACGTTTGTCATCATGGAATTCTGCAAGTTCACGTGAAAGTTGTTTAACAACGAATGCTTTAGTTTTTTCTAAATTTTCGCTAACTTTCGCACGGTCGTCACGTAGTTCCTTAACTTCGGTTGCTAACTGAGAAGTAATGAATTTTTCAAGGAGTTTTGCATGTTCAGAAATTGCTTTCTTATATGCAACACGTTCTGCAATCAAGTCTTCGCGGTCTTTTTTAAACTCTTCCATTTCAGTAGTTATTGTTGAAGTAAGCATTGTATCCATTGCTTCAACGATTACTGATTTGTCGTGTTCAAACTTTTGAGCGAATTCCTCACGCAGTTCGGCTGTAATCTCCTCTCTTGCTTCATTTATTTGTGCTTCCCAAGCCTCAGATATTTGAGTACTAGCATTTTCGTCTAGTATACCTGACTCAAGAAGACCAGCAAGGATTTCGTTTTGTGCCATTGTTGGTTCTCCTATTAAAGTTTGAGTTCTCTAATGAACTTAACTATTTCGTTTGATAAGAATTTTTGAGCATTCTTATCTTGTTGAACATCTTGTGCTAATTGCCATGTTTGGAAACCACCACGCATGTTCATTAATCCTTCGTA